TGGGACGACCCAGCCTGCCAGCCGTATAAGCGCATCGAATACGCGGATTTTTGGCTGTGGAACCATGATTTCTTTAATGCCGATATTGATACGCTCCGACACATTGCAAAGCTGGTAGGAGCAAAGGAGGTTGCTTAAATGTATCGAATTATCAAACTGGATGGAACTGAGCTTGGTATGACTGACTCTGTTCTGTATATCAAAGTCACAGAGAGTGGTAGCTTTACACCATGCTCTATTGATGAGGCGATTGGCGTGGCGTTCGACAGCGTGCCATACAATCTGGTTGGTCACGAAGATATTGAGGGCGCTGATACTGTGGTTGTTTCCAAGTGCGATGGCGGCGCGATGGTCGCTCATCAACGTGACCTTGTTGACGAATTGATTCTTTCTGCGCTGGAGGTGTAATCAATGAAAGAAAAACTGAAAGCTATGTACCAGTCTGGCGCTATTGATACGAACGGTCTTCTGAAGGCTGTTGAGCGAGGCTGGGTTACGATGGAAGATGTAATTGAAATTGTCGGCGAAGACAATTCTCTTGCTGTTACCAAGGCGGCGAAGATTGCAGAAATCTCAAAAAGCTGTAACGCTATCATCGTCGCTGGCATCGATTTGGAGCTGACTCAGGGTGTAGTCCATTTCAATCTCAGTATCGAAGACCAAGCGAATATTGCAAACCTGTTCCGTGTCGTTGAACTTGGTGGCACAGAATTCCCATATCAGTCAGATGGTGGTGTCTGCCGTATTTATACCGCCGCTGAGATTGCTCAAATTTATATCGCAGCGCAAACCCTCATTACCACACAGACAACTTATCACAACGCTCTAAAGGCGTATGTACAGTCTCTGGAAGGTTCTAAGGAAATCTCTGCTGTCACATATGGTATGACTCTGCCGGAACCATATTTGTCTGAGATGAATGCAAAGCTTGCTGTTGCGCAGGCTCAGATGAATGCTATTACGGCGAAGTTGGGCAACTAATATGAAACGGCTAAAGGTATGTCTCAAGCTGCTTGTACTTGCTGTTATCGGTGGTGCAATCTATGTCGGTATTGAGATGCTTTGGCGTGGGCATAGCCACCCATCCATGTTTATCCTTGGCGGGCTGTGCTTTGTTTCTATTGGTCTAATCAATGAACTGTTCCCATGGGATTTGGGAATTGTGTGGCAAGCCTTGCTCGGCGGCACATTGGTAACTTGCCTTGAGTTTATAACCGGTGTCATCGTGAATATATGGCTGAAGCTGGGAGTCTGGGATTATTCTGGACTCCCACTTAACATTTTGGGGCAAGTCTGCCTACCGTTCTATTTTGCGTGGGTTGGCTTGTCCGTTGTGGCAATCGTGTTTGACGATTATCTTCGCTATTGGTTTTTTGGTGAGGAGAAACCGCATTACAAGATTGTCTGATTATAAAACAATGCTTTTATCAAGGAGGTGGTTCGCATGAACGCCGACGAAAAAATCTGGCGCTATTTGAAATCTGCTGGTCTGAATGATTTCGGCGTCGCGGGTTTGATGGGAAATCTCTTTGCAGAAAGCGGGCTGAATCCCAAGAACCTCCAAAATACATACGAGAAGAAACTTGGCATGACTGATGAAGAATATACTGCCGCTGTCGATAGCGGCAGTTA